TCGACTTTGGAGCATTATTTTGTTGATTTAATTTTCCCCATAAAGGCATTAGTTATCTCCTTTGTTATTAGTACTATTTATAATAGATTGTGAATCTCTAACAAAGAAGATCGGCCTTAGGTCCATAATGACTTTATTAGTCGATCCATTAGTCAGTTGTTTAACCACAGTGTTAGAAGAATCTAGAATCATGGCCTTTTGAGATAGAGTTACTATCATTTATTACGATTCTTAAACTCTTCTTCAGAAGCCATTCTTCTCAGGTCAATATTCTTACTCATAATTTCATGGATAGTACTAGCAAGACCATGAGTAAAGCCTGGGACGCGAGGATTTACATCTTCTTTAGCATCCTTCTTGTCAGACTTCTTATCGTTGTCTTTCTTCTCAGCCTTCTTATCCATTTCTTTATCTTCATCCGAAGCTTCCCATTCATCATGAGACATTCCGGTTTTCTTTTCCATCTTCTTATCTTCTTTGTCGTCTTCCTCAGAATCTTCATACTTTTCATGCATCTTCTTGCCTTGACGAAGCTTAGCTAAATCGCCAGCATCAATCTTATCTGCAGGAGGAGACATGGCAGCAATCTTCTTTTGCTTTGGAGAAAGTTCTGCTTCTTCCTTGGTTGGACGTGGCAGATCGCTGAAGCTATAATTCTTCAGGAAGTGATGTACATCCTTTGTTTTACCATGGAAGCCATGATGAATATCACCAGTACCAGCATGTACTAATACGTGCTCATCAGTACCTGGCTTATTATGAAGGTGGAACATCTCGCCGGTATGATCCTTATGCGAGCTGATCTTATTCCAGCCATGCATGTCAACGGCTTCACCAAAGATTTCAACTTCTTCTTTTGAGTATTGACGTGTTGCTGGATCATATGTTGCACCACGAGCAAGCGAGATCTTCTTTGGACCAGCTGGCTCATCGCCTTTACCAGTCTTCATAGCATCATAGAAATGAGCCTTGCTCTTACCGAGCTTTGCAAGATATCTACGCTTTGCTTCTGGCTTTTGATTATGCTCGTTATCAAAATGAAGCAGAGCTTTATGTGCTTCAGCGCGACGAACGTGATGAACTTCACCAGAAGCAAATCTTACCTTTGCACCTTCTGGATTATCAGCAGCATGACCTAACTGCTGAGTAATACCACGTGGTTCTGCCTTTTCAGCTTCTGAATCACCTGCACGACGCTTAGGAATACCTGTTGTACCCTTTGGACGACCACGACCACGCTTTACTGGAGCTTCATCTTCTTCAAGAGTTTCTTCATCGAGAATTGCAAGAACATCGATGTCCTTATATTTTTCAGCAAATTCTTCTGTGCTAAGTGTTTCGATGTCTACAACAATTTCTTCTTTAGTGATCATTTTAAGCTCCTAAAATTTATTATTATTTATTTATTAGATGATTTTAACATCCATTGATGTTTCATATGCTTGTCTAAACGATCTTGTAAAAAGTTTTCTACACCGCGTTCATTTGCAGTAGATGCTTCTTTTAAAGCTCGTTTAATTGATGCCATAACTATATCATTATTACTGATAAGCGCATTAAGCATTTCTTTGATATCAAGAACCTTTTCTGTTTCTTCTAACTCAGATAAATCCATGAAACGCTTTATTGTACCTGGAGCATAAGCACCTAATGCGCGGATATGCTCTGCAATATTATCAACAGAGTCATGCACTTCTTCATATAGCTCTTGAAAGAACTTATGATATTGATAAAAGTCTTGACCTTCTACATTCCAATGAAAGTAGTGAAGATTCAAATAAAAGCAAAATGCATTTGCTTCAAAGACTTTCATTTCATCGATTAAATTACTCAAGTTCTGCATCTCCAACGGCGAAGTGACATGGCCTTACGAGTTGGTCTACCCTTTTCATCCTTCATAGGACCTGGCATTCCACTCATTCTAGCACAGAAAGATCTACGACGAGCAGCTCTCTTACCCTTAGGATTCTTTTCAGTTACTGCTGTCGAAAGCTTTGAGCCTGGATTTTGTCTACGGAAGTGAGCAGCACCTTTAGCAGTCAGACCTGCACCAGCTTCAGTAGATCTGAAGTACCCCTTTGAATCTGCACCGCGTTCAGTAAGTGTTTCTTCCATTGCAGGAGCTGGTTTATTATTGATAGGCATTGCTGGCTTACTATAGAACTTTAACTTTGCTGGCTTTGGCTTATTGCGCTTTGTACTATCACCACGATCAGCAGCTGCATAGAATTGAGGAGATAGTTCATCAATCTGTTCGGCAGATTCTTCCATCTTCTTAGCACGGGCTTTAGCAAGAGCAGCCTTGAAAGCATCAGCACTATTGACTTTCTTGAATGCTACTTTCTTACCTGGATCTTTTTCAACAGGTTTGATTCCTCTGTGACCCATACGAATGCTTTCATATACCTTAGGACCGGGTACACCATTTTTAGTGACTTGAGTATAGGTACCCTTTTCATCTTTATCTCTAATAGTTGATGTAACACCACCAGCCTTAGATTGATCTATCATCTTTTGTGTAGCTTTTAAATACCCCTGAGAGAATGGACCTTCAGATACTATTTCTTCTTTAACTTTACTAGCCATATAATCAGAAGCAGCATCAAGCATACCAGAACCCTTGGTAATTTTAGCTTGAAGCCATGCAGGCAATTGAGTATTCTTACTCATTTTACCTTTAAGAGTTTTGGCAGCACGTTCAGCAGTTGAAAGTTGATTTGCTGCCATTTCACCTTCAGCATCAACTTCTTCTTGAGCTGCCTTAAAGTTTGCAGCAGTAGGAGCACCCTTGGAACCCGGCTTACGCATATGCTCTCCAGATCCATGCTTAATGCGCGCTCGCTTTGCATGAATGTTATCCCAGAGTCCACGCTTTTCTTGTAACTCTTTGAAAGTAAGCAGTTTATTTTCTTCGTCCATCGGGTTCTCCACTTTATAGTCTTTTATTGCTTTTTTTGATTTACGTCGAATTTGGATAGAAGGAACAGCAGAAGCGATTTGACTTGAGTCAAAAGCAGAAGGTTTTTCATCAGATGTTCCCAGGGATGGTTCATTAAACATTCCTAACTCGTTAAGGGGTTTAGGCATTTCCTACCTTCTCTGGTTTACCATTACTACGGTTTAACATTAATGACACAGGGCCTTTTAATTTTCTCACTGTAGGTACATTTGGTCCAAGATCTTGTTGTGATCCTTGCATAGTAATAGATGAACCTGGATCATACCCATCTTCAACAAACGTTTTAAAGCGTTTAATTCCTTGACGACGCGGTAATTGATTATCAACATCTTTATCATTAAGATCTTTATCACAGCCAATATCAAAAGCCTTTTTACCTGGAGCCATGTTATCACGCTTATAACGAATTATAAACTGACGCTCTTCATATGGATTTTGTGCCATACTTGCTGGCATATACTTTGGAGCAACTGGCGTTTTAGTTGGCTTTACATCATATTTAACTGGCTTAGCAGTTCTACGTCCATGTTGATCTTCACGGCGGGCAGCTTGAATATCTGCTTTAGCTTTAGCAGCAAAGTCTTTAGTACGTTGTTCTGCTTCAGGCGAAAGACCGCTTTTAACTTTTGTTGTAGCTGGTGCATAATGAACAAAAGCTTCATGAATACCCATATGATGACGGACAGCATGGAATAAAGCTCGTGAATCTTCATGTGAAGTTCCTGCTGGCATATTACCATGGAAGCCTTTAAAATTATTATTTTGTGCATGCTCACGTTGCTTTGAAGCAGATGCGCCTGTAACGTCTTCAGCATCAGGATCTCTTTGTCCAGCTGAGATTACATTAAGATGTGGAATATGATAATGCTTATTAGGATCAAAATCAGGATCAGATGGGTGCTTATTATATTTGTGAAGTAGATTATGGAATTCATCTACACGATCTTGACCAACAACAAATGTAGCATGTGTTGTACCAGTTCTACTTAAATGCTTAACAGCATCTAAAGCAGTCTTTATTGGATGTTCTGAACTATCATGAATATTTGTATTAGGAAAAATCTTCTTCATAAATCCAACTTTCTCATCATGCGGAAGTGGATTTTTAGATCTATCATGTGAATGAGAAGTAAAAATCATATGATCTGCTCCATGTTGAGCAGCAACGTCTTTTACTTTATTGATTAATTTTTCATGACCAGCATGTGGAGGATTAAATCTACCAAATGTGAATACAGTATGTTTTTCTTTAGGCTGAGCTTCTTCTTTAATTCCACGAGTAAATGGATTAATTTCAATATCATCTAACTCAGAACCTAACATGGACTTCTTTCCACCTTTAGATAACTGTAGTTTTATTTTGATACGATCTACTAAGCTGCCCATGGAATATTCCTAAGATTAATTCATACTATATTTATAATTGTTCAATTATATTCCATGTTGCTACTAATCCTGCCGCTGAACCTCCAGCAGCTACTTGCTGTACTGCTAAAGTTAATGTTGCCGGATTTCCATTTATATCTGATCCTAGATTATATGTTGTTGGCAAAGCTTGAAATGAAGATGCTCCAGTTCCAGATTGAGTAATGCCTGAGAATATTTGAAGACCTCCTGATACAGTAGCTGTATTTGGCCAGGCCCAATATTGAGAAGATCTACCACAATTTGCACTAATAGTTGTATTAGAATATACTGGAATACCATTTACATTTGCATTATACAAAAGTACATATAAGAATGTTCCGGGACTACTATTTTTTCCTTGGTTATTAATATCAGCTAATAAAAGTTGTTCTGGAGATATATCACTGAATACATATGGTTCTCCAGAACGAAGACCGATAGATAGAATTGGTGTCAATGTAGTATTTGGAGTATATGGTGTAATATTATATGCTGTGGTTGGTGAAGGATTAAATACTGCTGGAGCTTCTGATTGAAAAGAAATACCAGACATTCCAAATGTTGGTGTTGATGTTTGCGAAGATGAATTAAAGATTTCACGGCGCAATGGCAAAGAATTATTTGTAATAAATGTAGTATTAACAGTACCAGTATAACTTTGAACATGGCAAATTTGTGGACCAAGTGGAGTACCCATACCAAAACGAATACGTCCCGTTCTACCGCCAATAAAGTCAAACCAAAAAGTATAATATTTGTTTAATCCTGCACTGAAAATATTAAATCCAGATGGTCCTGTACCATCTAATTTATCAACACTAAATGCATTTGCATAAGTTCTATCTTCGATAACATTACCATTTGCTTGTCTTCTTCTTACAACGACGGCTAATGTATTTGCAGAAACACCACCTTGTTCCCAAAATATTCCATTTGTATTACTAAACATTCCAGTACGGCGAGTAACACCAGATTCTGTAGTATTAGCTGTAAAGTTTACTGTAGTATAAACTGTATGTGATGTTCCTGGAATAATCTTAAATTTTTCATAAGTTTGTCTTGCCACAGATCCAATTGCACTCAGTCCACTTTGTAAAATAATTTCATTTGTATTAGAAACAAAAGTACTATTTGCAGCAGTGCCCGCCAGTGTTTGTGACCATCTAAAATTTGTGTCATCATCAATAACTGGAACATACCAATTTTGATTTAATGTAGTTGAAGTTCTAACTTTACTAAGTGCATCTAATGACCAAGTTGGAGCAAATTGTGTATATACATAGTTGCTAGTATTTGAAAGAACTTGAACATTCTGTGTAGCTGGAAAACTATTTACTGATATAGTACCAGAAGAAATTGTCACTGATTGATTAGAAAAAGAAACATTCTGTGTAACTGGATAATTGCCAATATTAATATTTCCACCAGAAACTGTAATGGATTGATTAGAGAAAGCTACATTTTGCGTGGTTGGAAATGTTACATTTACATTTTGAGTCGTTGGAAAATTATTTACTGATACAGTAACAGTATTTGTAATTCCAGCAATATTTCCAGAAACTGTTACTGACTGATTAGCAAAAGATACATTTTGTGTAACTGTAAAATTGCTAACATTTAAAGTTCCACCAGAAACAGTTATTGTTTGATTAGAGAATGAAACATTTTGTGTAACTGGGAAATTGCTAACATTTAAAGTTCCACCAGAAACAGTTATTGTTTGATTAGAGAATGAAACATTCTGAGTAGTTGGAAGATTATTTACACTTACTGTTCCTGAAGAAATAGTAACTGATTGATTAGAGAATGAAACGTTTTGTGTTCCAGGAAGATTATTGACACTAATATAACCATTAGCAACTGTAACAGACTGATTACTAAATGAAACATTCTGTGTAAGTGGATAATTCCCAATATTAATATTTCCACCGTTTACATATACAGAACTATTTGCAATTGGTTTAACATCTAATGGTGCAGCATTTGTAATAGGCGTACCATTGCTGTGAATTATTCCAACATTGCCGACAGTAACACTAATTGGGCCAGAAATAGAAACTGTTCCACCAGCTACAAGATTAATTGGAAGAGGATTAGTGTTTGAAATAACATTACCATCTTCAGATGCAATCATATTTACATCAAAAATACTTTTATTAGATGCTATAAAAGCATTATTTGAAAGTGTAAACTGTGCCATAAACTATCCTCTGGGTTCAAAGTTTGCTCGTGAGAATTCTGCACGATCGACGAATTTGGTGGGTCTATTATTTCTTACAACAACAAAACCTTCAGGCTTCGTCTTCTTACCTTTTATATGATTTTCAAATGTTGAATGAGATGATAGAGCATTGGTTAATACATCTTTTGCTTTTTGTAGATGATGATGTATTGCAAGAACATTGTTGAAATGATTTTTATTGTGTTCAACATCCATAATTTTAGAATTATACATTTCACGTTTAGCATCTTGTGCTTTAGGAGTCTTTACACTTGCAACACTTTTATCTCGCTGATCTGCTAAAAAGCCTTTGAAGCCTTCGTGATCTGGTGTCGTACCTTTACGGACTGTGCTATTGATGTATGTTTTAAGTAAAAGCCTATGAGGCTCAATAGCAGCATGGGCATCAGGGTGAGTTCTAGAAAATACATCAGATGCTGCCTCTAAATGTTTCTTAAATTGTGATTGTTGTCTTGGTGAATATTTGACTTTCTTTAAGTCATGATGAGAAGAAATTACATGTACATCTGGATGCTCATTAAAGTCTTTCATATCTGGTGCATATTCAGCTTTCATATCTTCAAGACTTGGACCACCACGATAAGCAGTATGTGGTACTACACCAATCTTAGAGTTTAAAGCTTTATGTCCTTCTTTTGAATTTGCATCTGTAGAATATTCAATGGTATTGGGTGTAAATGAAACCTTACCTTTATTATACTTTACATCATCAGGTGTATGCATAATATCACCTTGATAGACTCCTTGTTTAGGAGTAACTTTAGGAAGATGCTCAAGGGCTGCCTTAAGTTTCTTAACTAATCCAGGTGCATGGCCATGGTTAGCTTCTACATCTTCAGGTGTATAATTGATTTTTGGATTCTTATTAAAAGCTGACTTTGAAGCTACAAAGAATTTACCATTCTCTGGATGATGACCAAAGACTACAGAAGGTGAACCATCATATTTCATGGTTACCCGAGTATCATTATTTTTTCCAGAAAGCTTATTATGAACATCCATAAGATTATTATAGGCGTGAGTAAAACCTTCACCGCCTGAATTAATTACATGATCTTCTGCGTGTTCTAGATGTGTAAGCTTATCCTCATTGGATTCCATAGATTCCGCTAGATATAGTCTTTCCATTATAAGCTCCAAATTAATATATAGTTATTTATCGTAATCTAACCTTAATATCATTTGGATATTCGCCGCCTTTTGTATTGCGGACTTCTATCATATATTTTTTTGTACTATTTTCGCATTCTATTGTAATAGTTTTTGTGTTTATTCCAGGATATCTAATATTTGTAACTTTAATTCCAGATGTTAATTTATTTAAGTAATTTGAATCTATCCAATGGACTTCCCAACCATTAGTCTTTTCTCTAACGTAAAAATAGTTCATTCCCCAAATTTGTTTAAAGAGTTCTTTAATTTTAGAAGTGTCTGAAGGAATACCATTGCTTCCTGGAAGTCCTAATCTAGGTGTAGTAATTTTATTTCTTAAATCAAATCCAGCTTGTACTCGGTTTAAGTCTACACCAAACATTAATAAAAATTGTGAACCCTTTGATTGTGGATCAAGGGTCCCTTCATTATTAAAAATAGTAGATCCACCTGGTAAACCATTAGCAATAGTAGCACCATCTTTATTCTTTAGAGATACATACCATCTTTTATTTGTGCTATCTGTTAATATGATATCACCAATAACTTCACCTAATCTTTCTAAAGGTATACCTTGTTTAGCAGTAGAGCCTTTACGCTGCTCAACGCGTATAATTTCTGTTGATGCAAAATCTTTATTTTCTGAATTCATTAATTCTATTAATTGAGCCATTTTTGGATCAAATCTGCTTTTGGAAAATGCTTTTTGATATGCATCAACCATTATCTGCTCAAACTTTTCACCCTTATTGGCGCCTTGAGCTATAACTAAATCCATTTTTGTTGAATCTAATTCTAAAGTATAGCTAGAAAACTTTGAACTATTTGGTGAAAGCTTATTGAATTGAACTCGTCCTTTTGGATAAGCTTTCTTTAAAACACCTGAAAACTTATCAATTAAGTCCTTTGAAGTATTTCTTTGCTTATCAATTAGCTGAAGTCTAAATTCTCTAGTATTATTCTTTCCAGGCTTACCAGCTGGAGAAGTATCTGCTACTTTATAATTATATGGCTTCAGTAATTTATTGAGCTGTTCACCGAAAGCCTTAAATTCTTGAGTAGATTTAGCCATGAAAATATCCTCTTTCGGATATTTATATTATTAGATCCACGGCGGTGGTTCACGCATCTTCCATGAGTGCATACGGGCCTTACCGACCTTGTAATAGTTACGATAGTTCTCAACAGCATCCTTAGAAACAATATATTCAGGAGCCATTGCAGGAGGCGGTTCAGTAAAATCCCATTCCTTAAGATTGAAAGGAGGTGACTGCATATAATAACCTAGCTCATAGCACTTATGAGTTTTACCATATCGGTATGTATATTCTTGATTAAGAGCAAAGAAATGATCGACAAGCCACTGATAGTTGGATACAGACTGACGAATCCATACTGCAGATGGATGATTGATATGTGTAGCATAATACATAATTTCATCACGAGCATCATTAAGACGCCAGCGCTTGATACGACGACCTGCAGGAGATAGATCAATATACTCATCCCCGTCAAGTACACGATGAGCTGTACACAGAAGCTGTGCAGATTCTAGAATCATTTTTACAACATGCTTATCAACCATCCATTGAGCAGCTTGTGTAGGATCGCGGTCAATATAGAAAATATTAATGGTAGCCTCCATAATGTTATAAAACTATAATACAAAATTTATATAAAAATGTCAATAGTTAATTTTGTAAATCCGTAAATACTTATACGATCATTAACCTTTTAATATATGAGATCATTATGCAACCTTCGGATCTTCATGTTGTTACTTGCATTTCAAATCCTATTATGTGGAAATCAAGAATTGCTTTAGCAGATATTGCTATTAAAAGTTGGTTAAAAGCTGGTGTAAGCATTACTTTAGTAGAATGCGCTTTTGGAGATCGACCACACGATCTAGAATATCTTACTGAACTTGGTGTTAATCATCTTGGTGTAAGAGCTAAAACATTAGTGTGGAATAAAGAAAATCTTTTAAACCTTGGCTTAACACGTCTTCCAGATGATGCCAAGTACATTGCATTCTTAGATGCAGATATCCTTTTCAGAAAAGATACATGGGCCTTGGATACTCTTAATGCCTTACAAATTTATCCAGTAGTTCAACCTTGGTCATATGCATATGATCTTGGTCCTGCAGATGCTCATATGCAAGTTCATAAAAGCTTTGCTTCTATATTCCATGCTGGACTTCCTGTAGTTCCTGAGGGAGCAAACTTCTGGAAATTTAATAGCGGACCATATGATTACCCACATCCTGGTTATGCATGGGCCTGGAGAAGAGAAGCTCTAGATGCGGTTGGTGGACTTATTGAGTTTGCCGCCATGGGTTCTGGTGACCATCATATGGCTCTGTGTTTAGTTGGATCTTGGGAAAGAAGCATTCCAAAGGTAGCCCATGATAGCTATAAGCAGCTATTACAAGCATGGCAAGTACGAGCTACTAAGGCTATCAATTTTAAGATTGGTTATGTACCTGGTACTATTGAACATATGTTCCATGGCCGTAAAGGCAATCGTGGATATATTTCAAGATGGGATATGTTCATGATGCATGAGTTTAATCCTCTTCTTGACATCATAAAGAATAGCCATGGCGTAGTTGAATTTGCTGGTAATAAGCCAGATTTGGAAAGACATTTTGATAATTATCTTCGTAATAGAGAAGAAGACGTCAACACAATAACCTAATTACTTTAGGTCATCATTTCTTAGATCAATTTCTGCTTGTAGCCGCTTGATTTCTTCGTGCATTTTATCTACAGTACCTCTATCAACAATAGAGTTATGCAGATCCATAAATCCACATTTCATTCCTATGGCATAAGAAGACATATCAAAACCAAACACATCATACAGCACCCAACGATAAGTGCCATGGTCATTAAGTTCTCCTTGAACGAGTCTCTTGACTACCGAATAGAACATCGATAGTTGAGTGTCATGATCAAGTGCATTCCATTTTGCATCTTGTTCTTCATCATAAGTCTTTTCCCATTCCATTTGGAGACGAGTCAGTTCTTGCCATTCAGGACTATCCAACAGTTCAGTAATTTTATTGGTCATGATTAATCACCATTGCCCAAGCTTGAAGAGAAGGTTCATAATAACTGATATTGGCCGAATATGTTGGCTTTTGTCTTACAAAGTTTCTAACCTCATCATAAGAATTGAAATAAAGAATTTCTTTAGTTTCAACTTCTTCAAGATCAATTTCTGCAATATCAACTACATCATTCATAGTGTTCATTAGAATTTTCTCCCATTGTTAGACATGTATTCGAGATATAACGTACGTTCTTTATCGAAAGCTTCAATTTCCCATGGCAGAGACATATAGTCTGCACCATCATTGTCGCAATGCCTTCTGCTGCCTTGCCAGACAACAAGATCCGGATATGAAAGAAGATCTTTAAGTTCACCCTTAGCGTATTGCTTTACGTGAACCATTTCATGAGCAAGAGTTTGTTCAATAGGATCATCTGCCATATCCGGATTAATAGTAATAGCAAATTCTTTTGGTCGACGAGGTTCATCCAACCATGTACACAAACCGGCATATGGAATGTCAGTCTTAAATCTAACAAAGACAGTCAGACTATCAGACAATCGGTGTGTCATAAGTTTACTGGCATAAAACTTCATCGCAGAAATAACTTTCGAGCGAGTTACCATACCATTAGTGTTTTTGATGTTATAGATATGTATTTTCATATGATACCTCCGTTAATTCATTATACCACGGAGACGAATTAATGTAAACTAGGTTTTATAGAAAATTTACAACCGTCAGATAAATTCCAACAAAATTGCTTAGCATAAACACCACACAGGCTAGCTTTCCCATACCGGTATTAGAATATTTTCCAGCTTCATAAAACATTGCAGCATTAGAAGCAAATATGAGAAGAAGCGCAATGGGAACAAGCTTCATCCCGTGGGTTCTTCCTTCTTGATCTTTGGATTGCCCCACAGATCATTGGCACGAACCTTAATATGACGACGGTTAGTAGCATTCTTATCTGGGTTTTCAATGGTTACCCAAGGGTTCTGAAGCTTCTTCCAAGCATCATGAATAAACTCAAGCTTCTCGAGACGAGTACGATCTGCCCGAACTGCCTGGGTAATACCACGAGAAACAGAACTGTGAGTGCCCTTAGAGGTGTAGTTCTTACGAGTTGAAACTGCCATAATATAATATCCTTTAATTTAATCTTTTCTAGTGTAATCTAATTTAATCTGAAAAGTTTTTGTTTCATGGAATTCGTCATCTTTCCAGAAATCAGCATGGATGATCTTTTCATCCTCATGATCCCAGACGATAAATTCACATCTGCCTTTAGATCTAGAGTCGGCAATATGTATAAACCATTCTGGCATCTCTTGTCTAGTTAAGACATCCGGAAGGAATTTTGCTAGAAGATCATTCTGCATAAGATATGCTCCGTAGGTTGCTTATTATATTTATAGGAACCTACGGAGCATATTCAATTAAGCAACTTCAGCAAACTCCATGGCTGTGTTAAGAGCCTTGATCTTGCGGTCCTTGTTGCTACCAAACCACGAAGACGACATGCGAGTATCGGCCGAGCGACCGAGCTTGTGGTCAGTCAGGTAGGTAACAGCATTGAAGGCATTCCACCAGGTACCAGGAGCAAACTCAGCACCGGGTTGAGTGTCAAGAACATCAAGAGCAAGACGAGCTGCTCGAGAAACAGGCTTCTTTGACTTATTAGTTTCAGTGGTCAGAGGGAAGACTCGATTGAAGTACTCGACAATGTTTTCTTCATTGTACTTACGAGTACCGAGGAACTGAGCCATTTCCTTGTACTTCTGGAACTTGCCAGTAGCAATACCAAGGGTTTCCTTGACAGAAACCGGATCAAACACGCTACGGTGATTGATCGCGATGGAGTTGGAAGAATTAGACTCAAGAGCAAACGAGACCGTGTTATTGCAAACGCAACGGACGCTGGTAAAGCGGACATCGATGCTCTTACCAAACTGGTGAGGATTAGAGAAGAGCAGGTACCCTTCAGTTCGGTCACCACCAAACAGATCAAAGAATGAATCCTTGATCTTGGCAAGAGCCCATACTTGACGGCCACCCTTCAGGGAACCGGCGGTATGCATTTCCATATCACCAGCTTCGATGAATTCATTGAAGAATTCAAAGGCTTCATGATTTTGCAGAGGATTCCACGACTCGGAAACAATCGACAGAATCTTATTGTCGGTTTCACGGACGAGAGCCATTTGAGTAGTTTCAACTTGCTTGCCAGCAATTTGAGCATACAGAGGATACTTACGAACCATCCAGTCCAGACCAGCAGCCTCAAGCATCTGCTCGGGAGTCAGATCAGGAGGAACTTGAGTTCCCAAAGAGTGCCAGGGAACTTCACCAGCATAAGCCATTTGAGCCTTGCCGTTAACAAATTCAATTTCGTGAGACATAATGTATTTCCTTTTGGTTGGGTTTGCTTATATTCTTATTATATCAATAAAAATAATTATTGTAAACCCAAAAAATCAAATTTTTCATAAAAAAGTTTTATGCGAGCAATTGCCTTATCAATGTAGTCATCTCGCTTCTTGATGATAACCTGGGCTCCAATCTCAGATTCACCGACTGAGATTGTAACGATACGACTAATAGGACGACCATATACCTCTTCAAACATAACCGCATAACAAGATTCTTGGATATAATAGTCGGTCATATCATCTTCGTTCTTAAACCAATTAGTCGTCTTGAAGTCGATGATAGAATCCTTATCATCAAACCGACCAATTAGATCGCATCTTCCAGAAAGCCGGAGATGCCGAGAATATAATGGTACTTCAGAACCATACACTGTAGCTAATCGAGAATCAAGAATTGGCTTGACTTGATTGAAGAGCATCTTGATAAATGGGTTCATTTGATCTTGTTGTTGGTTCATAACATATTGCTCACATGCAAGATGAAGAACTGTTCCTCTTGCTGCGGCCAATCTACCAATTCTATCGGCTTCTTCGTGTCCAACTTTATCACGCCATTCCTCGAGCCATGTGCTATCAGAGGTATGACCTAATACGGTAGTTACAGATGGAAAGCGCTCACCAGTAGGTAATTGGTATAAGCGCTTTCCATCCTTTTCAGTTGTAATTATATTTTCATGATTTACTAATTCAAGGTTAAACATTATGCAGGTATTTGTAATTCCTCTTTTGCAATGATATAAGATTTTACTAATTTAGATCTTACAATATCATCTCGTGTAAATTCGATGTTTTCAAATAAATTCATCTTCTTTAGAATTCTCATGAAGTTGAGAATTCCACGTCTTTCATTATCACGTTGTAAGTCTGATTGTCTAAAATCGCCGCTGAAGATGATACGGCAGTTTTCACCAATACGTGTTATAACTGAGTCTAGTTCTTGTTCTGTGCAGTTTTGCATTTCGTCAACAATGACCACGCAATTGCTAAGAGTAATACCGCGAATAAATGATGTTGTATGAAACTCAATAAGGCCTTTAGTCTTAAGAATTTCATAAGCATCACCACGACCAAACAGTTCAGTACAAATGCTATAATAGGGTGCCTCATAAACCTTGGCTTTATCTTTTGCGCTTCCGGGAAGGAATCCCATATCGCGTGTAGGTACAACTGATCTAATTATGATTAGCTTTTCAACGTCGTTTTCTGGATTCATTACTTCTTGCAGAGCAAGATACATAGAAATAAATGTCTTACCTGTTCCGGCAGAGCCATGAAGCAGTAAATGTTTATCATCAGCAAAAGCATCAAAAGTAATATCCTGTGTTCTTGTCATAGGGATAATAGTTTTGATATTCAATCCTCTTTCTTTAGGTGGATTGTTTTTATAGTCTTGAGGTTGTTCTCCGTTTCTTGAGGCTCTTCTTTGCTTTCTTGTTAAACGATTTTCTGCTGATGCCATAGAAATTCCTTACGTTGGATTTAATGGACATGACAAATTATTTGGTCTCAATGTTTGACTGGGTAATACCTCTACTGTTTCCTTTTTTAATAGTTTTTAGTAGGTCATTAAAGCCACCATCGACTTTCAAGCCACCACCCAGCGATCTACCGGAATGTATTAACGGAGCACCATTCGGAAAGGTTTCAATATCTGGATTTTCTTCGATGAATTTTTCCATCTCTGAAATGCCCATGCGTTGAATCCATTCTTCTTTGGTTATTTTATTTCTAAATCCATATTCTGGCATATAGTCCTCATGTAAGATATTTATAGTTCAGTCAGCCTGACGTGTGATAAATGTCTTCCGAATCTTATTAGGTGCAAAGAATTCTTCTACAGTTTGTACAGCAATATCAATATCAAAATCTTTACAAGAGAAGATGTCAATATAACCTTCTCCGGTATGATCATTGAAGTGTGCCAAAATGTTTGAAGTCTCGATGAACTGTAGGACTGTCCAACCTTCTAAATGTACTTCATTGTGACCAAAATGAAGAAGTTGTGGTTCACCATAAGGAACCATATCAATACGCTTAACCAATGTCTTGACCCAAAGCTCTAAGATGCTTTGATCTGTAATAGCACTCTTATCGCAGCCGCTGCAATCAAGGAGTAGGTGATATCCCCAATAACTCATTATACCTCATCCTCTTCATCAATAGAAATCAACTGATCTAAATCTTTAATACGAATTGCGCGATCTACACGACGAGACGTTCTTTTATCCTTAGGCTTTTTTTCTTGAGGCTCATAATCATTATCGTCTTCGAAAAAATCATCCTTATGATATCTGCGGCGGGTCTTAGACATTAGTTGTAGTGTTCCTTCTTAAATTCTGCAATCTGTTCTTCGTTAAAGCTATGGGCATCTTTAAGGTGCTTCATGAGTGGCCCGGGCATCATGAAGGTTTTACCAGCTTTAGTAGTGCAGCCAAATGGACATGCACGCTCAAGCTCTGGACGATTTTCTCTTTTAGGCTTTTGTTGTTCTTCGATTCTGGCTGGACTAACGGGAAATTCGGCAGGATCAGGAATCAAGAAAGGAAAGGTATCGTATACCAATTCAGCTGTAATATTCTTATATGGACATGTCTTATCCTTCATATAAACAAGAATCTCAGCATCCTTTGCACACACAGTTTCAAGCATTTGAATGAAAAGGGTTTCACGTTTAAGAGGAGGCATATCTGGTCCTTGGCCTTCAAGGAACAAATAGATACGGCGCCATTCACGGTAAAGAATCATTTCTTGACCGGCAGCAGCATCATTAGGCTTATAAGGTGGAGGACCAGGAGGAAGCATAAATTTAATATGTGGACTAAAAGTACATTGAAGAATTTGCATCAATACAATATTATCTTGACATGTGCTCAGAGAGTACTTTCTTGCTTCATACTCTGGAAGATCATTAATCATATTCAGTATTTCAAATATACCATGTTTTGGCATCTATTATTCCTTAAAAATCATTAATATTATCAGTCAAATGCTTAAGCTTATTTTGCATAAAGTAGTTCATGAGTTTACTTTTATCATTAACACCTTGATAGTTTATATATTCATTTAGGATATTTGACTGGATGTCTTCAGGAATATAATCAAAATCAATAAGTAGACGATTGCGACTAAAATTACGATATTGCTCAAAGTTAAGAATAGCTTCAGGACCATCTTTGATCCAAGACTCAATCTTCTTTGAAGAAATGGGCTTTTGACGTGATCCAGAAACAAAAGTATCATCAGCACTAAGAATATTAGGAACACCGTCGCTAACATCGCCACGAAAAATATGTTCCATAAGATATTCTTGAGGATTCTTACATTGGATCCACTTCTTCATAGGTGGGCTATATTGCTTGACATTGTCATACTTTTGCAGTTGTTGAAAATCCTTATCGCCAGACAGAATAAGAATTGGCTCATTGCGAGTATGCTTTGTAAGCACAGAAATAACATCGTCAGCTTCAGCAAGTTCAACCCGCAGAACCTTGTACGGAAAATTTTCCTTGATTTCCTCACGGATCTTATGGAGGCTATCAAAGATAGCACCCCAGTTCATAGTAGATTCTTCGCGAGACTTCCGACGAGCTGCCTTGTAATAAGGATATACATTCCTACGCCAAGAGCGAGGAGCATCAGCAGCAATAACCAATTCACCATACTCAGGTGCAAACTTGGTTTTATTATAACGGATACTATTAAGTACCATATGCCGAAGCATATTTTCGTCGAGTTCATTATCCTTATGGTTGCCGAGTTGAACCATAAGCGTCGCAATCATAACTTGCGACAGATCCATAATAATCATTGTGAGTTTCCAAAAGAGTTGTTCATATAGCAATTATATCAAAATTAAAAATTAATGTCAATCAAAATAATCATCTTCATCAGAATATTTGAACTTATCATCAAACACAGCCATAGCGGTATTTGCAAACTCTTGTAAAGGATACTCATGGTCTATAGATTTTAGTAGCAAAGACTTAATTGATTCTACAACTAAAATGCAATCACGTGCATGTTCTGTTTCTGAAATATTTCCAAAACCGGCCAAAATGCATTTGCCAAATACGTCAGAAGCTATTTCTGCTGAAAGAATATCAGCAAATGTTTCACGGACCTTTGTAATTCCATCTACTAATTGTTCTGTCGTAGTTGGCAAAGAATCATTATTGACCTTCTGTCTTGGAAATTGGATTACGTTATTTTTTTCTTCATCCATTAGAATGCCCTAAGTATTACAATGTCCTCGTTTATTCGACCATTCATAATAACTTTAGCGGCTTTAATACTTTCAAACTCTTTCTTAAGTTTAAACTTACTTTCAGAAACAAATACCTTAAGAATATCTTCAGGTTTTCTAAGAACCTTGGAACAAGAATTTTCAGTATCAAAATTGATAATAGATGATCCTTTTACAGACAATCCATTTTCATCTGCTGCAGTATAAACTCCTAGTCTTCTATATTTAGTATTAAAGACATATAGAGTTTGAGCTTTTACAATTTTAGCTGGATCAATAGATACAATTTTATATGGAGCAGATTCTTTAAGATATTTCATTTTAGAAACAAGCTGTGTAGATGTTTTTTCTTTTGCCTTTCTAGGCTTACGAGAAACTTTCTTTACATTAACAGCTTGGGTACAATCATTAATAATATTAGACACAAAGGCTAAGTACTTTTTCAGATCGGCTTTTGCAAATTTAGAATAAGCTTCATTAAGATCTTTAGTCTTACCTGCAAGAGTTTGAGTCAACTCTTCTTGCAACCTAGTATAGTACTTGATAATATTTTCTGAATCACTTACTGTAATATTCTTACGCTTAAAATAGTCATAAGGCTTAAATGCTGAGGCATAACCGTTTTCAACAAACTTATCAATTTGATCTTCTAAGTCTGCTACTACATGATGCCACTTTTGAATTGTAATAGTAAGTGTTCTGGAAACTTTTCCTTCAGCTTTCTTTTTATTGACAATACAGTCAATTACACGAGTTATCTTATCTCGCTGAGATTCATTTATTTCATAACCGTTATTGTTCAAACGAGCTAAAGCTGCAGCTGTGCTGGTTACATAAGAATCCGGCCCGGCCTTAAATTGGTTAATATCTTCGATAGGATAATTATTCTTACTCATATATTGAGCAATCCAGAGCTTACCCCTCTTTACATCGAAGTTATAGTTATACCAATTTAAAGCCAGAACGAAGTCTTCATTATTATTGATAGCGTCAGCAATAGGCTCGTTGCCAATATGCTTCTGTTCAATAGTTTGTTTTCTCATGATGTTTTAAAGCTAAAATAATTCTTTTGAATGCTGAGGTCTGTATCCTTATACCGATCATGAAGACCGACAAGAAGACTATTCCATTGTGATGCAATCTTATCCCAATTATATCTATTATCAGCATAAGACTTTACATAACGAAGATACCCTTGCATATTATCATCATTAACGGTTTCAATTGCGTTACACATCATATTGTAAAAGATGTTTGCATGCACATTGACATCCTTATCCCAATGATACATTTGTGTAAGTTGACCAGCAGTATCAGTCATACCACCGTAGTTTGGATGGACACACATCAGACCAGCAGACATTGCACCGATCAGTGAAAGACTATTACACTCAAGCCAGATTGAAGGATAGGCAAAGATATGAGCCTTTTGCAGATGTTCACGGACAACTTCATTAGGTTGGAATCCATGATAATTGATCTTAGGATGTTGACGACACACTTCATAAAGTGGTTCAAATCTACGATCAGCCTCTTCCCAACCATAGATCTTGAATGATGAAAATACATCAAGCTCAATATTATCATACTTCTTACAAAGTTCTTGAAACACTGGTACAAGAATTTCTAGACCACGTTGAGGTGTTGATGTATATACGAGCCGAATAACATCCTTAGACTTTTCCATATAAGGAATTGGATCAATGGCATTATCAATTACACAAGATTGAATATCGTGTGGTACTCCAAGAAGAGTTTGATATTGTTGCATTTGCCAGTTACAGCAATAGACAATCTTATGGAATCTATTACGGCTGCTTGCTTCTTTAATATGCTGGGTTTCTGGATCATTTGGAAGATCGTGTAGCCAGTAGATACGGATCTTATCCTGCTTCAGATCTCTAACACGAGATGGAATAATTTGAAACTTATCTAACAGATCATGATCAAGTCTAGAATAAAGGCCTTCAAGCATTAGCTCGGTTCCGCCCTTTGAGTTTTTATTCAATTCATTACGTTCAATCTCAGCCATCGTCATCTACACTTTCTATATTTTCATAATACAAATTTGCTACTTCTAAACACAAAGATAATACTGCTAATCTACTAATTCTAAAAGCAATATGATATACTATCCATTTAGCAAGAAGAGCTCTAAATCTTTTAAACCCGGTCAGCTCTTGCTTCATGTTCTAATTGCCTAAAACTAATAATTGAATCTGGACGAATAGTTCTCCAATCATTCTTTTCAATATCAAATACTGTAAGAACTTCAGCAGTCTTATTGATTACTCGCTCAGTCTTACGTTTATGATCTTTAGTATGTTCATCTATATATTGCTTATTCTTGGTACAACGCATAATCCTACGAGTACCATCGACCTTATCAAAGACGATTTCTGCATCGCCTTCATTAAGAATTCTTTCGAGATAATCATTGACCATTAGAACTTATCCTTATTTTCATTGATAAATGTTTGAAGTTCCTTATATCCACCAATGTATGTTTCTGTATTGGCTTCATCATACAGAAAGATTTGTGGAAAAGACTTTGCATGTGGAACCTTTGCAATAAGTTCTTCATAAGTAAAATCCTTATGATAAACAAGCTTTTGCAAAGAAAGCTTTGTGTTTAAGATTAAATCGCGAGCATAATCACAATACATGCATGAATCTTTTGAATACATTACTGCGTGAGTATACATTTATTTCTCCTATAGTTTACTGATCTGTTGACGAATGGGATCATTCATAGTTCTATTAATACGCTTTACTGTATAGATATGTTGAGTATCATCTATAATTTCACCACCAAATTGATTTGCATTCCAAAATTGTAATGGTTTGTTATTTCTAATCAATTCAATATTATCCATTGTCCGTTGTGGTTGATGACCACCAGTAAGCAATATTGCATTAATAGATGTTGCCGGATTTTTAGTTTCACTCAAATAATAAGCAACTGTAGGAATCATAATTTCTTCTAATACAAAATCTAAATTATTCATTGTTTGAATATCAAAATATTCTTCAAACCAGTTCATCATCTTAAGTACTAGTGCTTTATTATAAAATGATCCTTCAATAAATCCGGCAGCATATTCATGGTTGGGAACAAGACCATTGAATAGATCCATTCCTTCTCTATGAAACTTCAGAACCATTTCATATGGTAACCACCCAGTAATACTCTTATCTCTATTTGGTGGATACCACATGCTGAACTCATAATCCTTCATATAGTCTATCGCATTTTCTTTGATAAACATTTCTCCGGAATGAGTAACAGTCAAATAATCAAACTCAATACCTAATTTAATACCATACTTAATTGATGTCAATAGGGATGCCATCTGACTAGAACCATGAGTAACAGCAAATCTTTCGGGATTTACATATACATTTTCTATATCAGCAATAGTTGGATCAAACTTATCAAAATCTTTATTCACATGAATAATAATGCTAACATCATTATTAAATCTTTTGATATTAGCAATATTATTTCTTACAACATCGTTTGGATTTGTTTGGTCTCTATAATAGGCATTTCCATCAAATCCTTCACCCGAAAAATCATGAACTGGGCAGATTGTCAATAGTTTCATTGAACATACACACCTAGTGCATTATACACACCTAGCTTTACGTGATCGAAGATTGGCCAATTGGATTCTTGTTCAATTTTATCAACTAATCTATAATATGCATCTGAAGTGAAATGGTAATGTCCTGCACAAGCATACATAAGATCATCATCAAAATTATCTCCCCAAGCCCACTTCTGCCACTTCTTACCATCAATGACTGTGTTCTTGAAGTTATTCAGTTCATTATCAAGACCATATTGATCAGCAAGAGATGTGATAATAAAGGTTTGAAGTGTACCAAATTCTGGAGCAATATTGATTGCACCAACACCAAGTTCAATCTTCTTTTGAATATCTTCTGCTTCAAGATAATCAGCATTATGTTCCTTAAGCTTCACATCATACTTATTAGCAATTTCAACAAGACGCTTTACGTTATCTTCATTGAAAGTTCCAACTTGATATACACTCTTTACAAGTGAACCGGTTTGACCGACAACATACTTTGGATGTACAAAGTCAAGAGCAAACTTAATATCCTTTTCAAATTTTTCAGCTGATGCTGCTACACCAACATTTTCTTCTGATCCAAATTCAAACTGTACACGCTTACCAGCTTGATACATTGTATTAAGACAATGAATAAACAGGGATTGTCCAGCTTTATACGGATCAGGTGCTGAAGAAGGATCAATATGAATAAGATCAAATCCTGCAAGAATATCATCTTCAAGACTTATCTTAGTACGATGCATTGCTTCAGTATAATCCATATTCTTTTCAGCTGCATTAAGATATGGACCGGAATGATCTCGGCAGATCTTAATTAAGCCATAACCATCTCTTGCACGAACTCTTTCAACAAAAGATTGCGTAGTCAATCCACCAACATATCCACCATCAAGACGAGATGTTTCAATTTGATTTCTTGATGCAATAAGCATAATTACTTTATTAAAGTCATTAGCATAATCAACAATTGCATCAATGACTTCAAGACTCATTGGCCCAATGCCAACATCAATTTTCTGACTCATTTTCTAATACCTTCTTAAGAAATAAACAAGCATCCATAACAGCACCTTCACCGGCTCGAGATGGAGTAACATAATCTGCAGCGTCTAAACATTCTTTACGTGCATTCTTTGGAGCAAATGCCCATGCAACATGAGGCATTATTTTAGCATCAAAATAACCATCACCCATAAATGCGGTGTGTTCAAATCCAATATCTTCAATATAACCAAATCGTTGTTCTTCAGATACAAGTTCTAAAGGACAATTCATATCATCGATTCTTTTCTTTGTAATATCAAATCCACGCCAATCAGCAGTAATGAATCTAATTTGAACAATATTTTTAATTAACTTAATACCATCTGAGTCGTGTGGTCCAAAGACCTTCATAACTTTACCTTCAGATGTATAAAAAAATTGGCCTGTTGATAATACACCATCAACATCTATAACAAAATTTTTAATATTCATTTAATCTTCCGTTTTATATTTTTTATATATTGCATTTCCTGCATTATCTATTTCAAATGATACTGAATTTGGTGGTGGTTCTACACCGGCCTGTAGATAATGCAAAGTCCAGTTACTACAGTAATTTACAGTTGGTTGAAATAATACTGATAATTTTAAGTTACTTTTTTTGAGAACACTCCAAAATTGAAAATCAGACACCTGTCTGAAATTGTGTTCAGCTATCCATCCATGTAAATACGGCAAAGTACTTTTCATTAAAAACATGCAATTGGTATCACAAAATTCTATACCATCTGACTCTGTAGTATCTACATATAAAACTTCACCATCAATTCTACATATGTTACGTGTAGATGCAACTACATCTGTTTGTCTCTGTTGCTGAAGTTCTACTACTTTATCTATATGATTTAACTCATAAAAATTATCAGCATCTAAAAATGTAACAGCATCAAAGCCTTGAGAAAAAGCACTCATTGCACCAATTGCTCTAGGCGTTGCTCCAGCATCATTGTGATTTATTGATAATAATATATGTTGAGAATTTGTCCAACTATCAATTTCTTTATACGGAACAGATCCATCACAAATAAAAATATGTGTAACCTCATTATTATTACTATGAATAGAAGCAGCACATCTTTTTAATAAAGATATGTGTTCTTTATAATATGGAGTAATTACTGCAACTTTCATAATTAATAAGCATTCAATCTTTCTAATGCAATACTATATAACATTTTATCATAAGGTGCTTCATGCAATGGTGACATATTCAAATAAATCAAAGATACAATTAATTCAATTAAATCCATATCGTAAAGATTAAGCATATGTAAATGTTGTATCATCTTATCATATTCAGGTCTACTTGAATATTCATAAGTTATTTTATCATGATGATCTTTAAATGTAAACATGTTTTTCTTGATAAGGTCATAATTTATATGCATACCACCAACAAGTTTAGCAAGATCATAATACATATCACCAATTTGAATATGTCCTGCAAAGTCTTGACGCCAATCTAAGAAAACAAATCTTGATCCTGTGTATATGATATTATCAAATTGAAGATCGCCGTGAATAAATGCTGTACGATTTTC